CTCGTTGTCAGATCCATTTGAGGCACGTACAACAGTATTTACTGTAACAACGGCGTTAGGTTTAATTGGAATATTGTTTTGATCAACAAAGGTTCCAGCAAAATCAAAAACTGCTGCTCCATTACTTTCTGGACCATCAGTTATAATGTATCTAACGTTAATACTATCACCTGTTACTAACTTTTTACCAAAGAATCCATCACCAAATAACAATTCAACCTTTTCATCCTGAACTTCTTGTATTAAAAAGATCTCAGAATCTTTGTTTAAGTTTAAAATATTATCAACTTTCTTATATTCTCTACCTGTACCAGTGATATTTGTAGGTCTTACATTAACTACAATGGTAGAAGTATCAATATTACTATTTCCAAGTATAAATCTCTGATCTTGATTAGTATTTACTAGAAAAGCACCATTTATAAGGGTTCCTTGAACGATGTCTACAGCAAAATCGGCATATCTTTTACCATTACTACTGTAAAGATTCGCTGTTTTTGCCTCTGAAACTGAAAAACGGTAAGAAGTGTCGTTTACACTACCAACACAAACTAAACCAGGGTTTAATGTAATAAAAGGTATCTGATCTGGTTGACCCATCTTAGGATCATCAATTTCAACAGTGAATGTAACTGATGCTTTTGCTCCTGTTCGTGACTTAGGAACATAACCAATATTACGAGCAAGTGATATAACGTTCTCTCTAATCGTTGCTGAGTCTAAAAAAGACTCATTTGCCACCAAATTAGCATTAAATGAGTTAATATACGTATTATATGCTAAAGTATCGATTAAAACTGAAAAATTAGAACCTTCAAAGTCAAAATCAGTAAAATTTGAGTTTGAAGCAAGGTAATTTTTTATTTCAGTCTTAATTTGAGCATAATCTAGGTTGGTAAATTGTGTAAATGGCATTATCTTACCTAGTTGGTTCTAATAAAAATGTGAATTCTTGACGGGGAGCTTCTATACCTACAATATCATAGTAAATTACAACTTCTAGAGTATTTGAATCAGGTTTTCCACTAACCTCTACTTCAACATTATCAACTCTAGGTTCAAAATTTTCTATAGAAATGGTAATTTGATCTTGAATTACTGTACGAGTAGTGTTTGTAAACAACTCAAACAGTGATCCACGAATATCCGTACCTAAAAGAGAGTTAAAAAACTTTTCTGAAGGTATTGTCTCTACTAAATTACGCACAGACCTAGCAATAGCACGTTCATCCTTTAAAATCGGCATATCCTTTGTGATAGGATGCGGTTTAAATGATAAACTAATGTCCTTAAACGTTTGAGATTTACGTTTTATTACTGTAGGCAAAGCAAAGTTAGTATTATGTCACTTTATTTATACCTATTCATCAAAACTATGTGAATTTTCGGGAAATTCTTCAACCCATGAGGTAATTATGTATTTTGAACCCCCAATTGGAGGGTTTCCACGGTGTGTCCAAGGCCAACTACAAGGAAAAATCAGGAATTTCCCCTCTTTTGGAACAATTTTCTCTTGTTGATATAAAAATTCTGTCTCACCACCATCAAAATCATCATTTAGATAGATCATGACTACTAATTGCCTAAAAGAAGAGTATGAATCCTTACCATCACCATCATAATGCCATTGGTGAAACCCTTCAGTTGGATTAGTTTTTTGTATTTTACACGTTTTATGCTCAAAATTCCTTGTTCTCAGCACATCATACTTGGACATATAGTGCTGTAATGCCTCACATGAGAGTCTATTCCAATCATTATACACCTGGAACATGATATTATCATGAATATGGTTATGAACATATACGGAACTATCTTTCATCTTTAACGGAGATAATCTAGGTTGAACTAGACCACCCGTTTCAGTCATCTTTTCAAAATAATTAATATATTTCTTACAATCTATATTACATTGATATTCAGATATAAAATTACCATGATCTATATGGTCATTAATAAAGGGAGATTGATTCATCTCCCTTGACCTCTATATCTTTTTGGTGCTTTGTTTCGAGAAGACGCTGCGTACTTGGAGTGCTTCCCTGTTCCTTGTCGAGTTCTTTTCGGTTTCGATTGAATAAACGAATCCGAATTCCATGCTACTACTTTTGCCATTAATCTTCAATAAATTCAGTTTTAATATTAGTTGGATGAGGCACTCCACTTATATAGAAGTCCTGTGCCAAATCCTCCATAGTGTTAAAATACTCATCTTGAGAGAGATCCTCATAGGCAATCTTACCATCAATAAGAATATTATAACGTGTCATTAGATTACCCTAGTCTTCTCATGACCTACACGAACACGAGGATCGCACCAGATTTCAAAACCTGCCTCTTTCGCATCTAGGCAGAACGAAACGTCCTCACCACACATATCCTGTACCTCGCCACTTTCAAAGACTTGCATCTTAGGAGCGAACCAAGGATAAGGCATACCTTCATGCTCAAATACACCGTTCTTAATAAGTAACCATCCAAATCCTGTATAATCGACAGTAAATGGTTTCTTTCTTTTCGAGATGCTTTCGATGGTTTCGTGATTCATCACTCCACCGTTAGTTCTGAAATCATCTTCTTCGAGCCAATGCGCTACCGAGGTGGTTTTGCCGTCTTCTGTACAATACCAACCAGCAGCAAGGTCTTGATCCATAAGAAGTATTTGCCAAAACTTCTCTGTATTGAATACTATATCACTATCAATCCATAACTGATAATCATATGGTAACTTGCCGTCCCAAGGTTTTTGCTCAGGTCCTCTTAAGACGTTCGCACCGAGACATTTGCAACGGGCGAAGTTGACCATAGAGGAATAGTCCTGAGAGATCTGGATCGAAGCACCCGCTTGGACAAGATCAAAGCATAACTGTACAAAACTCTTTAAAAATGTGTAAGAAACGTTTCTTCCAGGTAAACAGAATACTACTGTTTTCCCTTTGATCATTTCTTTTGCTTTATCAAAATCCCAGTCTGGTTCTTTTTTTACCACAGGGGATTTCGCTTTAACTGTAAATCCTTTAGCCATAACCTACGTAATGTTATAATCATATTATATCCCATTATGTAGACTAAGTCAACTTACTGATACGTTACGGATAACAACATTCTTTCCTTAGTATCAGTTGCTGTTGAGCTACTGTGAGGAACTGAACCATCGAAAATTAATAACCTATTTTTTATACTTTCAACTCTCTCACCATCTTCAAATTGTGTGAAACCATCATTACTATTCATATAGATTAATGCTGTTTTACAATGTACTTTATGATCTATATGTGTATCGTGTATATGCTGCTCTCCTTGATTGACAAACATTAATACCCTTGCCCTATGTAAGAATTGTACATCTAATACCTTGAAGAGATGTATAAACTCTTCATAGAAACGACTTTCTATCTTATAATCATGAAATAAACTATGTACAAAGTAATAATGATTTAAGTTTGCTTCTGGATTTTCACTATGATTCGCTACCCTATTCTGATACATCCAAGGAAACTGTGTATCTGTTATTATATTATATAAGTGCTCGTAGTATTCTTTTTGTAAAAAATTATCAGTAACTTGCATCATTTAAAATCTCTTGATCAAATTCAACCCTCTCATAGGTTAATCCATCCCAATAAGAATGATATAATCTTCCCCATATAATACTAAACTCCGTTTCATCTAGATCCTTAAAGAGACATCTATCGTTTAGGTATATGTGGTATGTACTATTAGTCTTGATATTCTGTAATGATAAGTTCATCGCCATCAGTTTTAAAACCTAATTCTGTATCTTCAAACCATCCTTGGTCATTCACAACCCACTCAGGGATTTTTATGAAATACTCACCAGATACTGTATCAATCTCTATAGGGCGTTTTTCCTCTGGGATATTTTTTTGCATACTGTGGTATTCTATTTTTCCATTATATATCATTTCCAGATTATTAGCAAGTCAACCTTATGGGTATTTTTACATAGGGAAAAAAAATTTGAGTTCCATTGTAATATTGTTCTCGCTTCCGTAACACTTTGTAGGTTAGGGTAGTTAGTCGTTTTTCAACGGCGGGGGGCGGGGGCGGCGAACGCCGTCAACCCCTGCTGTGCCAATTCACGAAGTGGCACTACCCTCCAAGACCATTGCACGTCTGTCTGCTCTATACTGTGCTTTCGCTCTGGCGATCACACTGTCAAGGTCTTTGACCATACATTTTCCAAGACCTCCCGCTTTTGTGAAAGTCATACCGCCGCCGCTTGACGCTCTCAGAACGTGCCCCTTAACATTAGTGTCAGTTGCTCTTACTGTTCCGATTGCTCTATTCATAGAGTGTTTTTGTTTGGTACTCATTTATTATAAGGGGAATAAGGAACGAATGGGGGGAACCTGTGACAGTTCCCCAAGTGGCACACTAATAGTGTAAGTTGAACACATACCCGTCAATGGTTATGCTATAGTCCCAGGAATACTGTTCTGCAACCTCCTCCCAGTCTATAGCACGTGCTAGATGATCGGGCACGTCACGAAGATCACCACAGTCGTCGGTCATTTGCTGTGCAAAGTCTTCCATGCTCTCATATTGCCCTTGATATGCGTCAACCACTGACTCAACGTATGCGACGTCGCCTTGCTCCTCAATGAAAGCATGGACCACATCTTCGTCAAGTTCGTTACATGCGTCAAGGTACTCCTCAAGGTACTCAAGGTCATAAGCGGAATATCTGTCGACGAACTGTTCGACCTGCTCTCTGGTAACATCTTCGTCCA